TGCTGGTCACCAAGCAAACCTAACAACAGTAAACCCTGTTGTGTTGGGTGAATACGATAACAAATACCTAACTGTACCAGACTGGGTCTATGGTGTAACTGCCATTAAGACTCACGGACAGGCATCATCTTCTAAGAACATCTTCGACTTGCAATACCAATTGCGTCTAAACGACTTGTATGATCTAACATCTACATCTATCGTTTACTACAAGACAGTTATGAGCCACTTGGCGTTGCTGGACTTGGAGTTGAATGGTCACACTCTATTCAGATTCAATCGTTTACAAAACAGATTGTACCTTGACATCAACTGGCAGACTGACGTTGTTATCGGCGACCACATTTTGGTACAAGGATATCGTGCACTAGACCCAGTACAGTTCACTAAGGTTTGGAATGAACCATGGTTGAAGCACTATGTCACTGCTTTGTTCAAGCGTCAATGGGCAGTTAACATCAAGAAGTTCTCTGGTATCCAACTTCCAGGTGGTGTAACACTTGATGGTGATAAGTTGTATGATGAAGCTACTGCTGAAATCAAAGACCTAGAAGACGAACTACAAAACAAATCTGCACCACTAGACTTCTTCTTGGGGTAATATGGCAACTAACCCATACTTCACACAGGGTACAGCTGGCGAACAAAACATCGTCGAAGACCTTATCATTGAATCTCTAAAGATGTATGGTAAGGATGTGATGTACATCCCAAGAACATTGGTCTCCCGAGATGATATCTTCGGCGAAGACCGACTGTCCAAATTCCAACACTCTTATCCTATCGAAATGTACTTCGATAACATCGACAGCTTTGCTGGTCAAGGTGCGATGATTCAGAAGTTCGGTTTGATGATGGAGCAGTCTGCCACGTTGACTGTTTCTCGTAAGCGTTGGCAACAACTAATCGGATCCCACGGTACTACAATCATTCCAACTCGCCCGTGCGAAGGCGACTTGATTTACTACCCACTCACAAAAGGTTTGTTCGAAGTTAAGTTCGTGCAACACCAAGAACCATTCTATCAACTAGGTAAGTTGTACGTTTACAAACTACAAGTTGAATTGTTCCAGTATGCTTCTGAGAAGATTGATACTGGAATCCCAGAAATTGATGTGTTTGAAAATCTTAAATCTCTGGATGTCACTATCAACCCAGAGGTTGATGATGTCGACAGTTATGGTGATAACATTAAGTTCAAAGAGCAAGCAGTTGACATTCTGTTCAACGAGAACAATCCATTCGGCGAACCTGTTGTTGGAAACTCCATACCGAACTACTCTAGAAGATCTGACACTTCTACATTAACTGCTGACCAAACAACAATTAAAACCGACAGGACACTATAATGGCTAAGCAAACAGTCAACCTTGGTACAATGGCAGACAACAAGTCTGGTGATCCACTACGCACAGCGTTTGAAAAGATCAACGAAAACTTCGATGAGTTATATGCACAAAGTGGTAGTAATGTTCCTACTACCATAACAAAGACTGCTGTAAATAGCGATGGCTCTGCAACTGCAGTATCAGTAACAAATAGTCCTAATACCAATTGGACAAATGGCACTGGCGTGTTCGCGAACGGTATCAATTTTGCGGTAGCTGTTACTAACGGAGTTGCAACTGTTTCTATTAATGATGGTGGCACTGGTCACTTTGTTGGCGAAACTTTTGGTCCAGTTTTAGGTTCAGCTTTCGGTGGCACTAACGGTGTCGACGATATGTATTTCCAAGTTGATGCAGTTCAAGCTGCTGTTACACCAGCATTGGATTTAACCAAAACAATCAATAAACTCACTCCTGTGACAAGCGGTGGTGGCAGTCAATATACTTTAGCCGATGGCACAGAGGGGCAGATTATGTATATCGTCCCTGCAACTGGTGGAGAAATGAATAATCAATTCACAACTATGGCTTTCGATCACGCAAGATGGTCTAACGGCAATGGTGTGATTAATGAAGGTACTGATGTAACATGGTGGCTACCATTCCAGAACCCAGCTGGTGGCAGCTCTGCAGTTCTAACTCTAATATTCACTGACGGTCACTGGAACTTACCACACAACTGGTTTGATTAAGGATAATAATGCTAGACGGTAACGTATATTACCATGGTGTCATTAGAAAGGCTATCGTAGCATTCGGTAGCCTATTCAGCGATATCTACATCGATAGAAAACAAGGGGACTCTGTTAACGGTAACACAGTTCAGCGTCTTCGCGTCCCTCTTGCTTATGCTCCAAAAGAGAAGTGGTTGGTTCGTATCGACCAAGACCCTACATTGGAGAACCACACACTGACATCTCTACCAAGAATGTCATTTGAAATTATTGCTTACACTTACGATTCGGTTCGTAAGGTTAACCGCATGCAACAAATCAAATGTGGTAAGGGCGAGGATACTGCTGACTATATCCGCACACCTGTGCCGTACAACATCGACTTGTCTTTATACATTATCACTAAGACACAAGAAGACGCTCTTCAAGTTATGGAACAAATCCTTCCATACTTTACTCCAGAATACACATTGACAATCAACGCCATCGATGACATGAACATCAAGATGGACGTGCCTGTTGTTCTCAACTCTGTTATTGTATCTGACGAATATGACGGCGACTTTCAAACTCGTAGATTCGTTATGCACACTATCAACTTTCAGATGAAGGTTAACTTGTTTGGTCCAGTTACCACACAAAACGTTATTACAAATATCGCTGGAGTCAATATGTCAACGAACAAAGACTTCAGTTCACCTGCAGCTACATACACTGCGACTGGCGATCCTGCCACTGGTAATATTACGGAGTCTTGGATAGACGATCTATAACATGGCTGAAATTTATAATTCGAACGCCAACTTAAAAGCAGCTGGCGTTTCTGTTGAGTTTACCCCTGACAATATTCAAGAGTACATCAAGTGTTCTCAGGATCCGATTTACTTCATCGAGAACTACTGTTACATCGTTACTCTTGACTTCGGTTTGAAGTTGTTCAAACTGTACGACTGTCAACGTAACAAGATTAACATCATCCACAATAACCGTCGTGTTATTCTTATGGAAGGTCGTCAGCAAGGTAAGACGACTTCTTCTGCAGCGTACATTCTCTGGTACACCCTATTCCAATCAAACAAACAAGTCGCTATCTTAGCGAACAAGGCATCTGCTGCGCGTGAAGTTTTGGATCGTTACCAAACGATGTATGAGTCTCTACCTAAGTGGATGCAACAAGGTGTTACTACTTGGAACAAGGGTGACATCGAATTAGAAAATGGTTCTAAGGTATTCACTGCTGCGACTGGTAAGTCTGGTATTCGTGGTAAGTCTGTTAACATGTTGTATGTTGACGAAGCTGCGATTATTCCAAACAACGTTGCTGAAGAATTCTTTACATCTGTTTACCCTACTATTTCAGCTGGTCAAACTACTAAGATTCTGCTGTCTTCAACTCCACTTGGCTACAACCACTTCTGGAAGTTCTGGACTGATGCTGAGAAGGGTCGCAACGGATTCGTACCACTATTCATCCCATACTGGGAAATTCCAGGTCGTGATGAAGCATGGGCTCTCGAACAGAAAGCCATGTTGGGTGAACTCAAATACAACCAAGAGGTTCTGTGTAACTTCTTGGGTTCTAGCTTAACGCTGATCAACTCAGACGTTATCGCTAAGATGTCAGTTGATGATATCCTTTACCAGAAAGAAGGTCTGGACGTTTACGTTCGCCCACAAGCTGGACATACTTACTGTATGGTTGCTGATATTGCAAAGGGTGTAGGTGGAGACTACTCAGCATTCCAGATGATCGACATCACTGAAGTGCCGTATCGTATCGTGGCTAAGTATAGAAACAATGAAATAAGCCCTCTACTTTACCCGAACGTTATCTACAAAATCGGTAAAGAATACAATGAAGCCTTCATTCTCCTAGAGATTAACGTCTCTGAACAGGTGGCTCACATCTTGTATCAAGAATTAGAATATGAAAACCTTCTATTCGTAACTCGCCATACATTAGGACAGACAGTCTCTGGTGGTTTCGGTGGCGGCAAGACCCAACTGGGGGTCAACACTGACAAGAAGATTAAGCGAATTGGGTGCCATAACTTTAAGGCACTCGTTGAAGAAAACAAACTGATTGTCAATGACGCTGATACGATCTCCGAGATCTCGACATTTATCGAGAAAAAAGGATCTTACGAAGCCGATGAAGGCTATCACGATGACTTGGTTATGCCTTTGGTTTTGTTCGGTTGGCTCACAACTAACTCTTACTTCAAAGAACTAAATAACATTAACTTGCGTGAACTAATGTATAAGAAGCAAATTAAGGCGATTGAAGAAGAACTAACGCCATTCGGTTTCTACGACGATGGAGGTCCAGAAGCTGATCCTCTGGACTTTTGAGAAAACCTGCAAAAGCTAAATAAAATGTAGACATGAAATTTGTCTAAAAGTAAACTTATTAACAAGGAGAACAACAATGCCGTTTCAATTATCTCCAGGCGTTGCAGTCGTAGAAAAAGACTTTACCTCTATCATTCCAGCCGTTGCTACTTCTGTAGGTGCGTTTGCTGGTATGTTTGAATGGGGTCCAGTAGAAGAACCAATCACTATTTCGTCTGAAGATGAGTTGGTGCGTCGTTTTGGCTATCCGCAAAACAACAACTTTGAATCTTTCTATACAGCTGCCAACTTCCTATCTTACTCTAACAACATTCTTCTCGTTCGCGAAAAGACTGCTTCAATGAAGAACGCTGTTGGTACTCCAACTGGTTCTATTAACCCATCGTCTGTCGTTATGACAAACGTTGGTTCTGGTTACAACTCTATCATCGCTCCTCCTGCTGTAACTTTCGACATCGCTTATGGTGAGTTGGAAGAAGGTGGTGTTATGCCAGTTGCTAAGGCTATCCTTTCTGGTGGTGGTATTACTGGTTACACTGTTTCTGATGCAGGTTCTGGTTACTCTAACGCTCCAACTGTAGTTATCACTCCAGCTGCTGGCGATACTGGTACTGGTGCGACTGCTCAAGCTATCCTTTCTGGCGCTCCACTAACAGGTATTACTGTTTCATCTGGTGGCTCTGCATACACATCTCCATCTATCCAAATCGTTGGTGGTGGTGGTACTGGTGCTACTGCTCACGCAGTTGTTGAAGGTGGCGTTATCACTTCTGTTGTTATCGACAGCGCTGGTTCTGGCTATACTTCTTCTCCAACTGTAAACGTTACTGATACTACTGGTTCTGGTGCATCTTTCGGTGCTGCCATCGGTACATCTAGCATCGTTTCTGTTGTTCCAGTTAACCAAGGTTCTGGCTACAAGAAGACTCCTACTGTAACATTGACTGGCTCTGCCCAAGTCCCAGCTGTTGTTGGTTCTGTTACTGTTGGTGCTTCTACTATCACTGGTCTAGACTTCACTTCTCAAGGTTGCACAGTTGGTAGCGGTTTGTCCGTTGCTCCAACTATTGTTATCGCTGCACCTCCATCTGGAAACACTGCAAGCGCAACTGTTGAAGTTACAACTACTGGTGTTGCAATCTATAACTCTCAATACTACTCTGCACAGTTCTTGAACGGTGGTGGTATCTATGGTGAGTGGGCTGCAAAATATCCAGGTCGTCTAGGTAACACTCTAAAAGTTTCTATGGCTGATGCTGATACATTCGAT